GCCCCAAAAGGAACCCCACCCTGCTAACAGCGCCTCGGTATCGGGGCACACCCTACGGAATTACTGAGGAGATATGTCGGATCGCACCAGGAAGAGAGAGTGGTCACAATACCGCTCTTCTGCTACCAGTTGGTATCAGCTTACGTCGGATGGCATACTTCATGCCACCCCGTATGATACTCTTCTTACTGGTGTTGAGAGTTGCACTGATTCCGGAGCACATAACGAGTGGACAAATATTCGTCTACTCGAGCGTATCCTCGCTCGCGACCGTACTAATGGTCGTGAGGCTCTATCACACAAGATTGATGTGCTAAAGCAGCGTAACTTAGGAGGTCCCTTTCTAGTTAATCGACGTTCCTGGCTTAATGTATCGCCAGAATGTGTCGATGAACTCGGGAGGAACAACTCCGTTGTTAAGGAGGGTATTCGAGGCTCCATTTACCCAGCGAACCCCATCGCAGTTGAACAGGATCTTCCGCTTACTGATGCGGGCGTCTTATTCGCTGCTGGTGGGACTGCCATCTCGAGATGCAGACCTCAAGGGTCTGATTTCTCGGCTGGTACAGCGCTTGGTGAACTTCGGGAAGGACTCCCGAAGATCTTCGGTTCCACAATGCATGCACGTGGCTTAACACCCCGCTCGGTGGCTGAGGAATACCTCAACCTCGAGTTTGGATTAAAGCCTTTGGCTTCGGACATCAACGACGCCGTCGTTGCGTTCGAACACGCAGACGCACTGTGGAGACAACTCGAGAGGGATGCGGGACGTCACATACGTCGACGCTACTCTTTTCCGACTGTCACGGCAACCTCGGTCACCAGCACCGCCCGTGCGTACGGGTGGCCGCTGGGTCCGAGTTATGCTTTTTCCTCTCCAGGACACTCCGCTACTCTCACTAAGACGAAAGTCACTGAGACGCGGACTTGGTTCTCTGGCGCTTTTCGATATTGCATCCCCTCAACCGAGACTAGCTGGTCTCGTTTTAGAAGGGAGGCATACCGATGGCGCCAATGTTATGGAGCCGATCTATCGGCCCAAACAATCTGGAACCTTGCCCCCTGGACATGGCTTTCCGACTGGTTTATCAACATGCAGCCGCTTATGAGCTGGCTGTCTGCTGTGAGCCTTGACGGAATGGTCATGCAGTACGGCTACCTCATGGAGCATAAGACAGAGCGAACTGAATATTCGCTACCTGGTCTAAAGTTCCACTCTGGTAGAGAAATCTCGCCCTCTATGACGTTTCTGCGTGAGCAGAAGCGTCGTGTAAAGGCGAGTCCGTATGGTTTTGGCTTAAACTGGGACGGCTTTACGCCGCGCCAGCTAGCAATCCTGGCCTCTCTGGGTATAACCCGGAGTGACCACATCTAGTTACACGCTAATCGTGCGTGTAGCTGATTACCTAACCGCCAAGACCTGGCGAAGAAAGGCCCTCTTGTGCTGACCGACCCCCAGAGCGTTACTTACAATTCGGTGGCTTTCTCTTGCCCCCGAGTAGGTAACGACGGCAGCTCTGCCGTCTACCGCTCCGCCGACGGTGACTTCCAGATCCGGACTGCTCGAACGCAGTCCAAATCCGGTCGTGTCCGTTCGGTGGTGTCCATCCAGCGACGCAAGGTCGCTGCGGACCCGTTCAATACCACTGTTTCCGGGGAGTACACGACTACCATCTCGTTCACTATGAACGAGCCTGTCGTCGGGTTCACCTCCGCCGAGAGGACCCTGTTCGTCGATACTGTCCTGGATTATCTCCGGGCCAGTACCGACGCAGTTCCTCTCGCAGTGGGATCCGGTCAACTCTAATAGAGTTACCGGGGGGTTAAATCAATTCGGTCGCACATCGAGCAGGACTGCTACCTCTTTTGGAGGAAACATGAAAAGCCTGGTGTGCCTTTTAACTGACGTCATGCGTGATGCAGGACGTCTGTGCGCTGTCAACATTGAGCGTGACATTAACACTGTCACGCGGAGGAGTCAGAGTGAAGGTGAGTCTTTCTTAACCTCTACTCTACCGATGTTCCTGTCTGCCTTTGAGCAGTCATTGGAAAACGGTAACATTGCCTCTGTCCCTTTTCCCCATTTTAGGAAAAGAGGTGGCTACCCGCTGTTTTTGGGCGGGATGCTCAGGCGTGTTTTCTCCTCTGATGGTACTACGGTTCTCGTGAATGCCGACTCGTCCGCAGTTCAAGCCGTGAGGCAGATCTGTGGTTTTTTCGGCAAGATCTTTGAGGTCTGCCCAGATACTCGCGTCCAAGCAAGTATCGACGGGTTCCACGAGTGTGAAGACGAACTGAAAGAGCTATGGTTTGATCCAGCTCTTCTGGACTCTTTGGCGATCGCAGCAGCCCGGTACTTTGGTTCCGAGCTTTCCGCGATTGACAAGGCGTGTCATGAAATGACACTGGTTCCCAGACACGGCCCAGGCGCGACAGCCGATGCACTCCGCGGGAACGCGAAGTTCGACTGTCGTGTGTGGACCCAGCGCCTCGAAAAAGAGGCTCCTGCGTGTGAATATCTCGTTCCGTTCAGGAGCGAGGCATCAAACGCGTGTGTTCAGTTCCTCGAACCCTGGGAAGAGCATGACCTCAAGGTCGTGGCTGTTCCTAAGACTGCAAACAAGGCACGTCTCATCGCTATCGAACCAACTTACCGACAATGGGCCCAACAGGCCTTGCTCGGTGCTTTCGCGCGTGAGTTCCACAAGGGCTCACGTACGATCGACTTAACTGACCAAAGCGCCAATAGGCTTTTGGCCAGGTCCGGTTCAGAGGATGGCGGTTTCGCCACACTCGATTTGAGTGAGGCGTCGGACCGGGTCCACCTGGCTGTCGTTAACGCGGTGTTTAACCGCTTTCCTCATCTTCGCCGTTTTCTAATGGCGAGTAGAGGGACGATAGCTAGGACTGCGGATGGCCGAAGAGTTCGGCTCCGCAAGTTTGCGTCCATGGGTTCAGCTGTTTGCTTCCCGGTTGAGAGCATCGTTTTCGCAACGATCGCGATGCACTCTATCGAGCAGGCAGCTAACCGTAGTTCCTACGAAGCGGTGTACTCTGTACACTCCCTTCGTTCAATGGTCCGCGTTTTTGGAGACGACATTGTCGTCCCCACGCGGTATGCAGTTGACGTGATTCACACACTAGTGGCCCTCGGTAACAAACCGAACCCTAACAAGTCTTTCTGGCGCGGAAGCTTCAGAGAGTCTTGCGGTGGTGATTATTTCCGTGGTGACGATGTAACAATCGCCCGTCTCAGAAAAAGACTGCCGGAATCACGCCGTGATGATGCGGAGATCCTTTCCCTAATTGCGCTTAGGAACCACCTCTACGAGAGAGGGTACTGGGGCGCAGTTCAGAGATTAGACGACCGGCTCGCAGTATTGCGAGTACCGATGCCAATCGTTGAAGAGGGATCACCCATCGCTGGTCGTAAGTCGTTCTGCTTCAGTTATCAAACTGAGCGTCATGACCCCGACCTCCAGCATCCACTCGTCAGAGGTTTGCTGGTTACTTCTCGACCTCCTCGCAGCTTTGCGAGCGGTTGGGGAGCGGTGATGAAGTGCACGGTGTCCCGGAGGGTTGAACCCTTCGCTGATCCCTTGCACTTGCTTCGTTCCGGACGCCCCAACCGCGTTCGCACGAAGGTTGGAATGGGCCGTCCCTTTTAGGGGGCGGCACTCGGCATAGCCGAGTCAGGGAGGTGTGTACCTCATCGAGGTGCACTGGCTGTGCACCTCCCTAGCC